AGGACGTCTGTGCCTGCCGGGATCACTGTCCCATCGGCTTTCGTGAAGGGCTTTTCCAATGCCTGCACGAAATAGATTGCTAATGATTCCATACTGTCTCCAGACGGGGCAGGGCATAAGCCCCGCCCCGACGTTCAGTCGTTACTAGGCAGCGGCTTCGGTGTCGAAGTCTTCCACGACAATGCGCAGCTTGCCGTTGTAGGCATTGGCAGTTTCCAGAGAAGTACCGTAGGCGATACCAGTCTGGCCGTTCAGTTCCACGCCGTTGTAGGTCAGGTTGCCGGTCACTTCGGACTTGCCGATGCCGTCAAGGATTTCCTTGTTGGCATGCTCGTGAGCCAGAGCCTGCAGGGCTTCGATAGCGGCCTGCAGCACCTTGCCCTGTTCGGCGGAAAGCACCTTGTCAACGCCGCCGGTGGTCAGGTCGTTCACGATGTCGGCCTTGGCAACCTTGTCGTCCACCAGAGCGTCAATGTTGTCCTTGTTGTCGGAGATGGCTTTGACAAGCTCGGTCAGACGGTTGAGAACGTCGTCGTTATTGTCTTCGCCGGTCAGGAAGTCATTGACCACGGTCTGCAGGGAAGAAAGGTCGTCCTGCAGCTTTTTGATGTCGCCGGTCTGGAGAGCGTCCAGAGCGGAATCGATCATGCCGTTGATCTGCTCCGCAGTATGGTGGATGGTGACATCCTGCATGTGCTGCGCAGCAGTCTTTTTGGTCGTTTTGTCGAATACGTCCTCGGCGTAGAACGACTGTTTGTTGCCAGCTTCGTCAAAAAAGCGATGAAGTTTGATCATGGCCATCGGTAAAAACTCCGTTGTTAAAGGGTTACGGATTGGTAGTCCCGGCATCGTCCGGCACTACGAACTCCTCGATCTGAATGGTGAGGGCCGCGTTTTTCGGGGCCATTTCACCAGGTTCAGCAATGGATATGGGCGCAACAGTTACCCCACTTGGTAACTTCACGCCTTCTGGCGGGAGGATCTCTGCAGCAGTCCCCCCGGAGCCGCCGCCTCCTCCGCCATTTCCAGTGTCGTCACCGCCCAGTGCATGGATGAGTTCCAGCTTGGTCACACGGTCAGACAACCTGAAAAACTGTGTGGAAAGGTCAGCTACAGCCGCCTGCGTCTGGGTGTAGCCTTCCAGTTTGTCGGCAAAGCTCTCGGCTTTCTCAGCCGCAGCTTCAGCACGGTCTGCCCGTAGATAGGCAAGGCTGGATTGCTTGCTGGCTGTCTCGGCATCTGCGGCCGCCGTCTTGGCTGCCTCAGCCGCTACATCCTCGCTGGCCGCCGCATTGGCCGCGTGCTGCTTTGCTTCCGCCGCATGCTGTTCGGCTTCCTTGGTCGCCAGGTCTACGGCCTCGGTAATGATCTCAGGCACAAGGACCTGTATGGCTACTTCCTTGACAGCAGCCTCGGCATCATCCCGAATGCTCTCGACGTATTCCTTGTCCTGAGCCACAGCCTGCTGTGCGGCCACGGCCATTTCAGCGCTCTGCTTGGCAAGGTCCGCACTGGCATCAGCCGCTTTTGCCGCTTCCTGTGCAGCTTTGGCACTGCCAGCAGCGTACTCGGCATTCTGCTGTGACATGTCAGCAGCGGCTTCTGCCCGCTGTGCGGCGCTTTCCGCACACTGCTGGGCAGTCTCGGCCTTTCTGGCAGCTTCAAGGGCTTCGTCTCTGTGTGTTACCAGTTCCTGCGCAGCGGCTTCGGCACGGTCCGCACAAGCACACGCCTTTGCAGCAGAGTTCTGGGCAGAGGCCGCCGAACAGCCCGCACGCTTGGCCGCACTCTCAGCCCGCTCTGTCAGGTTGAGGAAATCTTCCTCATACTGGCCGGCCACTTCCCGCAGGTCTTCCAGAGCGGTGTCTCTGGCGTCTTCCACGGCATGGACGGCATTGGCTCCAGCCTCGTTGATGGACGACAGAGCGTCTGTACGGGCCTGCGTAAGCTCGGCTGTTATCTCGTCCAGAGCCTCGCCACTGCGCTTTTCGATGGCCGCCAGACTGACAGATTCCTGTTCACGGACGCAGCGTGTCGCGTCCGCTACAAGGCGCTGTGCGGTCTTTTCCGTCTGGTCGATGACAGTGTTCTGGAAATGGCTGATGGTGTCGTTGAGGCCGTCAGTCAGGCTCTGAGCCCGTCTGGCCTGCGCCTCGGCATTGCTTTCCGCAGCTTGGGCAGCTTCCTTGGCAGCTTCGGCCTGATTGACTTGCGTCTGCACCTGAGACAGCACGGACTGTGCGGCCTGGGCTTCACTGCGTGCAGCAGCGGCCGCGTCAGCAGCCTGAGCCGCGTATCCGGCAACTTCGTCAGGCAGCAGTGCACCGGCTGGCAGGGGCTCACGCGGCACGAGGTCCAGTATGTCCATGAGGTTACAGTCCTCATTGGGCACAAAGACATTTTGCCGTATGGGCCGCATGGGGGCCGGAGGCGGGCTTTGCCGTGTGGGACAACCGCAGGCATGGCCGCTTGTGGCCGGGAAGCTGATATGTACGTGATACACTGAGCCTTCATAGCCCAGCGCATTGGGGAAAACCTTCATCACACAGCGCCCGGAAACGTCCGTAACGCCGACCACCTCACGCGGAACGATCAGCCCCTGATACTTGTCAGGGCTGCACAACCGCATCTTTATGACTGCGCCCGCACAGGGATTGCCCTGCTGATCATTTATCTGCGCTGTTACATTAACAAGAGGCAGGTTGCTCATATTCGCTCCTACCATTTGGACATGGCGCGGATACGCGCCCGTGCCACACCCAGATTGAATTGTTCCAGGGCAATCTGTGCTCCTGCCCCGTCACTCCATTCCACCTTGTGGCCTGTCATGGCCTTGAGCCGTGCCTGTGCGCCGTAGGCCAGCACATCCCCCCAGGCATCGATGATGCTTTCAGGCAGATGGTCCGCCGTCCGTGCGGGTCGCAGGCTCGCGTCCACAAAGGCCGCCACATCACGGGGCATGGTCTCACGCAGACAAATGATATCCCCTTCAACCCTGTACTCGTCCTCGTGCAGCTTTCTGTCTTCCAGCCACACACCAAGCACCAGATGCAGACGTGCTTCACGCGGCATCTGCAGCACTATTTCCGATTCGCCCTTACCGACCACGCTTTCCAGCCGTACACGCCATACAGCGGCCTGCTCACAGAACTCCTTGGCCGCCATCATGAGGGCGTCCAGCACCATGCTCCGGGGGCAGGGCAGCACAAGAGGCATGACCTGTCGCACAAGCACTTCCAGCGATTCCATGCGTCCGTGCATCATGGCTTACCCCACACTGTTCTTTGCCTTGGGCATGGTCACATCTACCTGCGTCTTGGCGCTGATCTGCGCTGTAAAGAGCTGCATGTGGTACGCGGCCTTGCTGGCATTGCTGCTTTCGTTGTCACCTGCCAGCACAGAGGCCAGCATATGGTGCACAAGGGCCTGCCCGTAGTCGTCGGCTATGCCTATGGGCTGTTCCGGGTCCGTGATCTTTTTTGGAGAGGCGTAGTAGGTAGCCTCCACAAAAACATCCACGTCCTCGGGTACGGGAGGGCTCACGTAATAGATGTCGGGGTTTGTGGCGCGGTCATAGGCAAAGTTCTCGACGCGCCTGCCCGGACGGGAATAATCCGCCCATGCCAGCAGCACGTCAGCCTGAGCCGATATGATGCTTGCGCCCGGCCTGTCGCCGTCCTGCCCCATGTTACGAACGAGCTCACAGAAGCCCGTAGCGTCGCGGCTGGCTCCATGGATACGCTTATTGGGGATACGTTGCCGCATGCCCGGTTCAAGGCGTATCACCTCAGTCACTGCACAGCAGTCGGGGCGCTGCAGGGCCACAGCACGCAGGGCAGCGTTCAGAAAGTCGAGCAGCCCCACTCGACCCTCGTCAGCTTCCCACGGCCAGCGGGATTCAAGTCCCGGCTCCAGGTCCTGCAGCGCGCCCGACACCAGGCGCATGACGTCAGCCGCCAGCAGCATGGCTAAACGTCCTCTGCCTTGGCGTCCTTTGCCGCCGGTTCGACGGTAAAGGAGAAACGCTGGACTTTCTTGAACTCCGTCTGCACCTGTCCGTTGGGCAGACGCTTGATGACGGCCTTCTGGTACGCGGCATCACTGAGAGCCTTGGCTACAGATACAGGCACAAGCGCCCGCTTGTCTCTGAGGATGCGGAAGGCACAGCCATTAACCCCGACGGTCACAGCAGAGCTGTCATTGCCGCTGGAGTTGATGGTCAGCCAGACCTTTTCCTGCTCTTTGAGCTGGTCCACAGCCGCCCGCTCCTGTTTTGCAGCAGCGGCTTCTATTCTGGCGCTAGCGCCCTCCAGAGCCTTCTCAGCCTGGCTGGCCCTGCTCTCTGCCGCTGCAAGCTGGCTCTTGAGGGCTTCCATTTCGGCTGCAGTCTCCTGTGTCTGCTGTACCTGATTCTTGTTATCAGCCATGTCTTACCTCCATCATCACAGCCTAGAGCCGGCCACTTCCAGGCGGACCATCCACAGATCGTACAGAATCTCGGCCGTGCGGTATGCCTTCCAGCCAAGAGAGCCACGCTGACCAAGCGGGTCTCCACCACGCGGGACGTTGGGCTGCAGGGCCATGATGCCAACAGGGGAATTGCCTCTGCCTCTCTGGGCCGCGAACGGGGTCACGCCAAAGGCGTCCTTGCCGCAGATGAGGATGGGATAGACGTCAGCACACGCGCCGTCGTCGCTTTCCACGGGCGTACCGGCTGCAGGGGCAGCGCCGGCAGAGAGGAAGATATCCATCAGGGTCGTGCCCACATAACGCACGTCTTCCACCTTGCCGATCTCACCGGGGATATCGTTGCGGGAGCCGTATTCTTCCGGCGGACGGAAACCGGGCATGTTGCGGATGTCGGATTCCAGGTCCGTGTGGACGAAAGCCACATAGGAAGGCGCAACGGGTGTCGTGCCGAAATTGGGGCTGGCAGAGATCATTTCCTGCGTTTTTCTGGCAAGCTGGCGCTTGAGAGCGCGAGTTGCACGACGCTGCAGGGTCAGGGTGAGCGGCATGTTCACGCCGTCACGGCTGGTAGCCAGCACGCCGCCAGTTTCACCGGCATACATGACGTTGGTCCCGGCCATGAGCTTGTTGATAACCACACGCTCCAGCATGATGGCAGACTGCTCGCTCAGGATGTCACTGAACTCGGACCACAGCGGGTCTTCGTGCGTGTCGGCCAGCACGTCGGTGATCTCGATATAATCGCCGTACTGTTCCAGCTCGGCATCCACATCACGATACGTTGGCTTGGATGCAGCCGGGGTCACACCTTCGATGAGGACCTTGGGGTTGTTGTCCAGGGGCTCATACCCGCGAAAGCGGATGATCTTGCCGCTCCCTCTGGGGATAGGCTTGTTCTGGCCCCAGCGAGACACAACGATGTGGGGCTGGCCGCGCTTCAGAAGGTCGGCGACGACGTAGCCTGCTGTTCTGGGGCTGATGTCGCCAGTGGAAGTCAAAGGAGGCATATTACTCCCTACCTGTAGGACGACAGGGCAGCATCAAGCCCGGCATCGAAGTCGTCCCTGTCTCCGACGCCGGTAGGCGCGACAGGTGCGCCTCGTCCGGGCACAGCGAGCGCGGCAGTCGGGTCAGGCCTCTTGCTGGTCTGCTTTGCGGCTGCTTTTTCACGCTCAAAAGTTCTGATGAGGTTGCAGACGTCGCGGGGGTCGCGGCCGTGCTGCGCGATCTGCATGAGGGCTTCGCCTTCGGCGTAGGACTTGGA